ATGAAGCCGAATTTGGTTGGGCGTCAGACCAGAAACGACTTTTCATCGGTAAGATAACACCGAATGAAAACGTTGAAGTACTTACTGGGTATTCCGCTATCAGTTTTAGCCAGATTGACGGTGCTGTAGGAAATATTAACATTACTGCATCTTCTCTTGCTAATGGAGAAGTCCTAGCGTTTGACGGTACCAATTGGGTAAATCGCGGTGGCAACGCCGGCGGGCTGATCACACTAGGTGATGCGAGTAATGTTAAGCTCGACGGCGGCGCCAGTGGCTATGTGCTACAGACTGACGGTACAGGTAATCTTTCTTGGACGCCCAAAGCAACAATCACTGCCAGCATCGAGAACGTAACAAAAGCTAACCCTGCTGTTGTTACCACGACAGGAAACAACTTCTTCACTGATGGTTCTAGGGTAACGATCACCGATGCACAGGGAATGGTTGAACTAAATGGTAATTCTTATTACGCTAATGTACTTACTTCAAACACATTCTCACTCTATTCTGACTCTGGATTAAGCACTCCGGTAGACTCGTCCGCATACTCTGCATATGCATATACTAACGTCAGTGCAACAACAGTAACTACTAATCGAGTTACAATAGGAAATTCAACCCAGTTCACTGCTAATGCAGCAGTGTCCTTCATCGGCAACATGTCAACTAGCGGTATTACCGCAAACACCACATACTACGTGTATGACAAACCAACCGGAACTACAATAAGAATCGCAACATCTGCGGACGGGAACGCCTCAAATATCCTTTCTCTACAAACTACCACCGGGTTGACAGCCAATGTCTATCAACAAGGGGGTAGAGCTATTGCTAACGTGGGTGGATCAGGCGGAATTCTTGCTGCTTCCCCTCCTGCCAACGCGATTCAGTTTAACAGCGGGGGAACTTTGGCAGGTAGTTCCGCTCTCACGTATGATAGCGTTGCAACATTATTAACTGTTAACGGTAATGCAAATGTTGGTAACTTGGTCTCATCCGGTCTCGTGACTGGAACTAGGTTATTTTCAAACATTGCTACTGGTACTGCTCCTATTCAAGTCGTGTCAACTACTCGTGTAGCCAACCTCAATGTTGCACATGCAAATGTTTCGGATTTCGGTGCAGTAACTACGCAGACAACTGGTACTTTCTACCCGTTATTTGTGAGTGCCAACACTAGTGCAAACTATGCCCTTTCATCTAACGCTAACCTTTCTTTCAATGCAGCAACTGGACTTTTGACCACCCAAACGTTAGCAGTGAACGGCAACATAACAGGCGGTAACCTAGTAGCGACTTCTTATCATATTCGTTCGATCACAACTGGCATTACGGCAGCAGGCTCAACACAGGGTACTGCAACAGCATTGACCAAAGAGATCAATGTTGTCAGTACAGTTTCTTCTGGGGCAAACGGAGTAGTGCTTCCAACCGCAGTCGCCGGTATAGTATTAATTGTTAATAATACCAGTGCTAATACTCTTAATGTTTACCCGGCAACAGGTGGAGCCGTTAATAGCGGTTCAACGAATGCTGCATATTCACACGTTTCGGGTGCAAGTATACAATATTACGCGACTAGTGGCACTCAATGGTACACGGTTGGCGCAACTTTCGCTTAATTTAAAAGGATAATAAAATGGCATCATACGTATATACAGGTAATTTAGTATCACAGCAATCAGCAGTTATTGCTACCGATAAGATTAGAATATCAACTACTGGTACTGGCATTCATGCTGTTACAGGCTATCCTAGAGTAGCCGGTACTGGAACAGCTACAGCAGCAACTAACTCGGCTACAGTTAGTGGTGTAGGGACTGCATTTAATACTCAGTTGGAAATAGGCGCCTGGATAGGAAATGCTACTGGATCAACAGTAGGAATTGTAGCAAATATTGCTAATGCTACTAGCTTGACATTAGTTGCAAACGCAGGGGTAGCACTATCAAACGTTGCATACACTTTCAATAATGCAGGTGTTCCTTACGCAATTGCTACCCAGCAGTCACAAATTTTCCCACACCAATCCCAGTTTAATACTGTTTATTGCGGTCAAGGTAACGTAGTAGCGTTCCTAACAACAGGAGGCGGCGCCGGAACAGAATTCAGTATTACAGAATTAGGCATGCCACACGCTGTTACAGGTACCGAATAATTTCGCAATAAAGCTAAATACTTTATATGTTCTCATAGGGAGAACTTATGCAGCACCCACTGCGTAGCGACTAGAACTCGCAACCATAAGGAGAAAACAAATGGGACGCCCACTAAAAATCGCGAAGGCTCAAGCAATCTTGACCATCACTGATACAGCCGAAGCAGGCAGTATCGTAACAGTATCAGATAATTTAACTACTTCACCTACTGTCGGCGTAGCCGCTGGTATGCCATTCATCGTTGATACTACAGTCGGTGGACTTGTAGCCGGTACAATTTACTATATCAATTCAATTCTATCCAACAACACATTTGACGTTTCTGCAACAGAGCTAAGTGTTCAGCCTCAAGTCATGGCAACACTAACAGACTCATCAGGTGGTTCTGTAGCTGCATCAGTCGCAGTAGTTGATGCGTACTTCAACAACCCAGTCGGTGGTGCAGGTTTCCCGGCAACGAACTCTAACACATACGGCGTAGTCGGTGGCAACACAGGCATCTACGGTAAGCAAGTATTAACCTCAGTTGCAATCGGTATTAATGGCGTAGGTACATTATATACACCACTAGCAGTTAACACTAGTGCAGTGGTAGCAGGTGTAGGTACTGATCTTGCTAACTTAGCAACCGGCGCTGCACTTCAAGTTGCTGTTGCTAACATCAACGGTAGCACTGACTATGTTGATCTAGGCTTTGCTAGTGGTACAAAGGGTAATATCACTGTTGCAGTAGCAAATACTGTAGTATCAGGAAATATTATTGGAACTTCAGGCAATGCTCAAACTCTTATTGCAGACATGCCAATCACATTCAGTGCTAACTTAGGTACTCTTGTAGCAGGCACAACATACTTTGTTAAGAGTATTGCTAATGCTGCTGCATTTACTGTATCTACCGATCAAGGTGGTCCAGAAGTACAGATGAGTGCTGCTACAGGCACACCAAATGCTATCTTGAATCGTGTTGCGCTAACTGCTAACGCTAACATCATCGCAAGCAATGCAGCATATGTATATGCAAATGACGAAGCTGGTTACATTGTCCGTCAAAAAGGCAAAACAAAGTATCTTGTAAAAGGTGCCGTATCAGGTCTTACCGGTGTTTGCTATACTACTAACGTAGCGAATGCTGCATTGACTCCAAACAAAATGTCTATCATCGCAACTAATGCGGCTTCTGGTGCACAGTATGTTTCAAGCATCAACAACTACGATAGTGAACTGTTCCCAGCAACAGTTGCTCCTGGCTCATTAGTAACCGGTACTGTATACACAATTTACAGCGCAGGTACAACAAACTGGACTTCGGTCGGTGCTATGGCTAACATGACTGGTATCACATTCGCTGCTACCGGAACTGCTTCTGGTACAGGTCTTGCGGTATTGGCTAACGTTAACCCGGATGTCATTTCATCGTTCAACGCAGCCGCTGTTGCGAACGTAGACAATGGTCAGCCGAACCCAATCGTAACTATCAACAACGCATAAGGTAGATGACTATGGCTCAGACTTCTTCCGTTCAACAACTCAAGCAAGCTGAGACCGAAATTGCGGTCCTTCAGGTTCAGTATGGAAATATCAATGAAAAAGTTGATGATCTAAAAGCTGACCTGAAGGACTTTCGCAATGAGATCAAAACGCAAATACAAGAAACACATGATCTAATCAAAGGGTTTCAGGATGAAAACAACGCCCAGCACGACGAGGTTAATAAGAAGATTTCTGCGCTAGAAAAATGGCGCTGGATGCTTATGGGTGCAGGTGTGTTAGCAGGCGCATTAGGGTTCGACACAATACAAAAACTAGTTGGAATGTGATACGGTTATTAACCAGTTAATATATCTAGCTTTTCTTGAACAACGTCAATGTTGACAGTACTAAACAATCCGGGGTGCAATGGCTTGGGATATAATCCATCTCCTACCCAAGCATAACCCACATGTTCATCGTTTAATTTAGGAATGAATTCATCTCCTACCTCGCAGAAGAACGTATGATACACGAACGTATTATTCACGAATTTTTGAATAGGAACAAATTTTAGAGCGGGGTCGAAGAACCCTATTTCTTCAGTGCATTCTCTTTGAATCCCATCTAGTAATGTTTCGTTATCCTCAAGTTTTCCTCCGGGAATACTCCACGTTGGATTTCTCATATCCGACCTGAGTAGATACAGATACCTAGCACTAGATTTGCTATAGAAGAAGACGCCGACTGCTTGATGAGACATTTTAGATGACGATGCTATAATCGCCCTGATCATACCAACCTTCGTATGACTTCATCCACATTCCATCGGCATTCACGTAGCGATACTGAACACTAGTCGTTAAATTAGTGACAAACTGCACAGTAGTTGAAGCTTGAGAGTCAAAAGATACAAACCACTGCCCGGTGTTGGCGTTAAACTGAACAATGTCATTAGCATTTGCGACTAGTCCTCCCCATGAAACAGTGGTAGCACCCGCACTACCTATATCTTCTACGATTAGATATCTTACTCCTGGCATCGGGCCTGGCAATCCTGCATTGGGCCCGGTTAATTGGGGGTTAATGATACTGTTCACGGGAGGTAGCGTGTTTTGAGGTAGGGTGTCTTGGTCGATATTGTAGATCAAGAATCTATCATCCGTTGGATCAGGAACAATGGTACCTACAATGTCGTCATTCATGTATGGATTCTGTAGCCAAATCTGAGAGATGCCGGGCTTGATGGCGCCGTATACGTTCAGCAGCGCAGACCAATATAGGTTAGTATTAGGACTATCAGGTAACGCTAATGCGTCGTTGGATGGGTTAAATGCCTCATTGGCAGGAAGTAATTGTAGTCTATTACCTAACAACAATACTTTATAACCATAAGGTGTAATCTTTTGCCTAGTGCCAAGCAACAACTGATCGTCTTGGACATCCAATAGAGCAGAACCTTTATAGATAGAGGCGATGATCTTTTGGATGACTCCCATCTTCTTGAGCTTAGAACTAGTGCTGATCCAGATAGGCATATAAAACTTCCAAGTCATAACATCGATCGGGTTGTTAGTTCCAACTGGAATAGTTCTGCTTGAGAATGTTATACCGTCTTGAAATACTGCGGACAATGAAGTCCAGTCGATAAAGTTATCAGTGCTTTGTATTTCAAGAGCAGGGTTGAATAGAGTCGCTAGTTGTTCGAAGATTTCTAGCTTCTGCTGGTAGTTAGTAGTCCAAAAATCTACATTAACTCTTAGTGTATAAGGAACAGGCATCAACCGTTCAACTGTAAACGCTTGTCCTTGTGTAGTCTCATAGCTTTGTGTATCTTGATTATATGCACGTTGTCTAACGTTTAGTTTATCGACGAACGTAGGATCCTGTGTCCATTTCTGATTATACTCAATCCCGGTGATATAATATGTGATCAAAGGTGCTGATGGAAGATTACTAGCAGAGTTGTTAGCAATGATAGTAGCTGCCTGTCTGCTTGAATCACCGTACATGATTGGTATACGTACTAGGATTTCATTACCGTTGGGATCCTTGCCTCTGGTGACATACCAGTTTGAAAATATCTTGGCAAATTGAATCAGAAAACGACGGACCTGATTGTCGTAGAAAAATTGGGCCATAGTTTGATATTACTCCGGTGGTAGAACGTCTGGCTTAGGCTGCAATATCGATGACAACGGCTGAGCTTCGGGAACCAGTTTCTCTTCACTATTTAGATAGATTTGATCGTTATCATTAATAAATAACGATTTCAACGAGCGGTCTTCGATGCCAAAGCCTGTATCAGTCCTGACTTTATCACTGATCCTGATCCACATCAAGCCGTCCCAGCGATACAACAATTGAGGTAGATAGTCAATACGTAAGAAGTATTCACCTACTTGTGGATTTTCCGGGAAAGTGATACCTGCACCTGTTGTTGATAGCCTTCCTTCTTCTAAACCTGCTGTTCCTAGCGGGAAGCCGTTTGGTGG